CAGAACCTGCAAAACCAGATCATCAAAATCAAACACCTAGTCTAGAAGCATGGGATACTGTAGATGCCGGTAAATTAGGTTACTGTACAATGTTTAAATTTAAATGTGCGGGATCTAGAACATGTAATGCTTGGGTAACAGGTGGTCCAGTAAAAGATTAATATGAAAAATATAAAAAATTACGTAATAGCCATTTTAATGGCAGTGATATTAGTTATGATGTATTGCGGCAGGCATGGCGGTACTATCGTAGATAAAATTGATACTGTAGAAACAGTGTCATATGTACATGATACTATTCAATTAAAAGGCAAAACTAAAATTAAGCCGGTAGCTGTTATTAAATGGTTACATGATACAATTGTAGATTCAACTACTGGTAAAATTTCAATTGTAGATGTTAAAAAATATACTACAATAGATACATTTGAATATAAAACAGATTCATTTACAGTTAAATTTTATACTACTATTTATACAGAATGTCCTATTGATTCAGTTAAAAGTGATTTAATTGCATCAGTTAGACATAAAATTATTGAACGAGTTATTACTAAAGAGATGGTTAGAGCAAAGGCGTTATTTGCAGGTACATCAATTAATTTAGGTCCAGTAGCTGCATTAAACTTTGAGGGTCAGTATGAGCATAAAGGAAAAATGATTTATAAACTAGGTGTTGGAATAACTACTAAATTAACACCTACTATTAATGCTGGTATATATTGGAAAATAGGTAAGTAACCAATTTAATTAGTTATGTCAGGACAAAATATTAAAGACCTAATTAGGGAAGAATATAAACGATGTATACAGGATCCTGTATACTTTATGAAAAAGTATTGTAAAATACAACATCCTAAAAAAGGTAAAATTCCATTTCATCTTTATCCATTTCAGGAAGATACATTAAAAGCATTACGTGATAATGATTATAATGTTATTTTAAAGTCTAGGCAATTAGGTATTTCTACATTATCTGCAGGATATGCACTGTGGTTAATGACATTTTTCGATGATAAAAATATTCTTGTAATTGCAACGACTCAAGAAGTAGCTAAAAACTTAGTACTTAAAGTAAAAGTAATGCACGAATATTTGCCTTCGTGGTTAACAAAAGCAGCTACAGAAGCAAATAAATTATCATTACGATTTGATAATGGATCACAAATTAAGGCAGTTTCATCATCAGGTACATCAGGTCGTTCAGAAGCATTATCACTTCTTATTATAGATGAGGCTGCGTTTATTAGAAATATTGAAGAAATATGGACAGCGGCTCAACAGACATTAGCAACGGGCGGAGGAGCAATTGTTCTTTCGACACCTAATGGTACCGGTAATTTCTTCCATAAAGTATGGGTAGGTGCAGAAACTAAATCTGGAATAGGAAAAAGATTTAATCCAATTAAATTACATTGGACAGTACATCCTGAACGAAATCAATCTTGGCGAGATAAACAAGATGAATTATTAGGACCTAAAGAAGCAGCACAAGAATGTGATTGTGACTTTATTTCATCTGGTAATACAGTTGTAGATGGTACAGTATTACAATGGTATGAAGAAACGCATGTAGCAGAGCCATTAGAAAAACGAGGATTCGACAGTAATCTTTGGGTTTGGGAGCCTGCAAATTACAGTAGAGACTATATAGTAGTAGCTGACGTAGCTCGCGGAGATGGCGCGGATTATTCTGCATTTCATGTTATAGATGTAGAGTCTGTAACACAGGTAGCTGAGTATAAAGGTCAAATAGATACTGACTCATATGGTAACATGTTAGTAAACATTGCAACAGAATACAATGATGCATTGTTAGTAATAGAAAATTCAAATATAGGTTGGGCTACTATTCAAGTAGCAATTAATAGAAACTATAAAAACTTATACTATTCACCTAAAGATTCTAGTATTTCAGACGTTACTCAGCAATTAGCTCGTTATGTAGATTTAAAAGATACATCACAAATGGTTGCAGGATTTACTAACTCATCTAAAACTAGACCATTGGCTATTTCTAAAATGGCATCTTATATGAGAGAACGAGTTCCTATTATTAAATCTAAACGATTAATAGAAGAATTGTTTGTATTCATTTATATAAATGGTCGACCCGAAGCACAACATGGTTATAATGATGATTTAACTATGTCATTTGCAATTGGACTTTGGATTAGAGATACTGCGTTAATTTTAAGACAACAAGGTATTGAATTAAATAAAAAGACTTTAGATTACATGGGCAATTCTCACGGAGCGTTTAAAGCAACTGGAAATAACATGAAAGAAATGGGCTGGGCAATGCAAATAGGCTCAAACCAAACGCCACCTGAGGATTTAACCTGGTTAATTTGATCTGATAATATTTATTATTATATCAGTGAAAAATGGCAGATACAAGCTTATATAAAAGACTTTCCAAATTATTTTCATCTAACGTTGTAGTTAGACGAGTTGGTAAAGACAAGTTACGTACAATCGATTCTAATCATATCCAGTCAGTTGGTAATGCACATAACTCAAGATATGTAGATAGATTTACTAGATTACACGGAGTTAGACCGCATTCGAATAATACGTATAATCCTAATTACAATTACTTTTCATCTAAAACAGAATTATACACTGACTATGAAATAATGGACCAAGATCCAATTATTGCATCTGCGTTAGATATATATGCTGATGAAACAGTAATGAAAGATGACTTTGGTGATGTATTAACTATCAAGTCAAATAACGAGAACATAAAAAAGATTCTTTATAATTTATTTTATGATGTATTAAATGTAGAATTTAATTTATGGCCATGGGTCCGTAATATGTGTAAATATGGCGATACATATCTTAAATTAGATATTCAAGAAGAAATAGGAATTGTTAACGTTACGCCATTATCTGCATATGAAATTGTAAGAGAAGAAGGGATGGATCCAGAAAATCCATATTCAGTGCAATTTAAACAATTAGGATCAGGTAATGTTACATATAAAGACTTTGAAATTGCTCATTTTAGAAACTTAACAGATTCTAACTTTTTACCTTATGGTAAATCAATGATCGAAGGAGCGAGAAAGGTATGGAAACAATTAGTAATGATGGAAGATGCGATGCTTATTCATCGTATTATGAGAGCACCTGAAAGACGTATATTTAAAATTGACGTAGGTAATATTCCACCAAATGAAGTTGATACGTATATGCAACGTATTATTACTCAAATGAAAAAGACGCCTTATGTAGATCAACAAACAGGTGAATACAATTTGAAATTTAATCTTCAAAATATGTTAGAAGATTATTTCTTACCGGTTCGTGGTGGACAATCTGGTACTGAAATAGATACATTATCAGGAATGGAATTTACTGGTATTGATGATATTGAATACTTAAGAAATAAAATGATGGCAGGATTAAAAATTCCAAAGTCATTTTTAGGATATGAAGAAGGCGTTTCAGGTAAAGCTACATTAGCAGCAGAAGATGTTCGTTTCGCTAGAACAATTGAAAGAATTCAACGAATTACTATTTCTGAATTATCTAAAATGGCAGTTATTCATTTAATTGCACAAGGATTTGAAAATGAAGAATTAATTGATTTTGAATTACATATGACATCACCGTCAGTAATTTATGAACAAGAAAAATTAACATTATATACTAGTAAAGTAGACTTAGCTAAATCAATGATTGAAGGTCAGTTAATGTCTAGAGAATGGATTTATAAAAATATATTTAACTTTGAATCATCAGAAATTGAAGAATTAGATCAACAGCAAATCTATGATTTAAAAGAAGAATTTAGAAAAACAAAAATTAAAGAAGAAGGAGAAGATCCTGCAAATGCTAGCCCAGCCGCAGAAAAAGAAGAAGCTGAAGGAGAGGGTGAAGAAGAGCCGGCGGGAGCTGAAGGAGAGGGCGAAGGCGGAGACACAGGCGCGGCAAATCCTTTTGAATCTACAAATCCATACTTATCTAAAAGAGTATCAGAAGATGAAGATCCAGTTCATAACAGAGCAAAAGCTCCGAAAGGCGGATGGCCAGGCGCTGGAAGACCAAAAGAACCAATGAAGTATAATTCTCATAATCATCCTAGAGGATATGACCCAATTGGTAAAATAGCATGGAAAAATGCTAGAAATGAATCTAAATTTGATATGGAAGGATTAAAAGCTAAATTAAATAATAAAAGAGTATTAACAGAAGAAGTTGTTACTACGTCATTATTAGATGAACGCAACTTAATTCAATCGGAAATATAAAATAATTGATATTTATTAGTAAGCTAGAAAATAAACTGAATGAAAAGTTTAAAACATTCTAAATTTAAAAACACCGGTGTATTGTTTGAACTATTAGTCAGACAAGTAGCATCCGATACATTAAACAATGTAGATTCAAATGCACTGCCATTACTTAAAAAGTATTTTGCAAAGTCTACCGAATTAGCAAAGGAATTAAATCTTTATCAAACTCTTGTTAAGGAGCAATTTACAAAAGAAGATAAGGCAGCTTCATTAATCGATGCCGTAGTATCTGCTAGAAAAGGTTTAAATAATTCTGTTTTAAGTAGGCAAAAGTATGCATTAATTAAAGAAATTAAAAATACTTATGTATTAGAAGATTTCTTTAAATCAAAAGTTAATAACTATAAAGTATTAGCATCTGCATATAAAATGTTTGAATATACAGTAGCTGATTCACCTGTTGATATTGTTAATAACAAATATACATTAGTTGAACATATTACTAGATCATCTAAAAAAGCAACTACTACAATTAATGAAATGGAGTTGTTTACTAAACAAGATAAAGATGTTAGATTATTAACCTATAAAATTTTAGTTGATAAATTTAATGAAAAGTATTTTGATTTAAATGAAGGTCAGAAAAATGTATTAAGGGCTTATATTAATTCAGTAACTGAAGGAAGTGAACTTAAGGATTTTATCGTTACTGAATCTAAAAAATTAAGAAAATCTATATTAGGATTATCTAAAAAAGTAAATGATACAGTTACTTCTATTAAGTTAACCGAAGTAGCAAATTTACTTAATACATTTGCCACAGCAAAAACAATTAAAGAAAATCATTTATTGTCTTTATTACGTTATCACGAACTAGTAAAAGAATTAAATAAGTTATAAATGAATAATGAGGGGTCTGCATTTTTAGTTATAACAGCTCAAAACAGTCCTTTTATATTTACGGGTAGTTATGCAAATAATATTGGATTTATAGTTTCAAATTCAAATCAAGTTGAAATTACAGGTTCAGACAAATCTATGAAAACGGGAGAAAGTTTTAAAACATCTGTTTATAATCCAGAATCGGTTTATCAAATAAATGTTTTAGGAACGGGTCGTGTTTTAGTACTTTTACAAAAAACAAATTAAAAATTAAAAATATATGCCAGACGCAAATCCAATATCAGGTCCGTATAATGTACCAGCTGTTAACTTTACAACAGCTAACGCAAATACAACTGCGGAATATATACGTACTGTACGAGTAACAGCTACTACTAACAATCCATTAACATTAACAGGTAGCTTTGCAAATAATGCAGGATTTCTTATAATGAATACTGCTAGTGTGTTTTTATCAGCATCAAACGGTACTCAATATGTTAGTACAAATTTTCATGCACCAGGTCAAAATCATCAAATTTTTAACATTGGGCTATCATATGTATCAGCGTCTGGCGGAGGTGATATTACGGTATTATATAACTATTAATAATGTCATATAAAAATTATATATTCGAAAGTATGAAGCATTTAAAAGAATCATCTGATGAACAGTTTATGATCGTAACATCAGTAAGAGATGCCCGTGAGGCAAATGACATTGCTGAGGATGATCCTTATTTTAGAAAAATGCTTCCTGGTTATAGAGCATCGAATGAATTTCCAGTAAATACCTATGATGATTTATTAGACTTAAAAGATAAATTTGATCGTATGGGAATTGAAATGGAAAAGTTTATTGTTGATGGTAAAGAAACAGATCAATTAGATGAAGAATCTACTACCGCAGGCGTTGAAGGATATAACATTCCAGGTGCTTTCGGTAAAGCTAAAAGTGATACTGTTAATCAATTAGGATTTGCGCAAGTATCTAAATCTAAAAAGAATGTAAAAGAGTCAGTCTTTATGAGAATGGCAAAACAAATGATATAAAATGGAAAAGAAATTATTAGTAGATACCATTACCTTTGACGTAACTCCAGAAATGATTACTGAATCAATGGAGAAAAATAATGGACGTTTGTTAGTTAAAGGGGTATTACAAAGAGCAGAAGCTCAAAACCAAAACGGTAGAGTATATCCTCGTAATATTTTAATGCGCGAAGCTAAAAAATATGCCGATGTTAATATTAAAGAAAGAAGAGCATTAGGCGAATTAGATCATCCAGATTCATCTGTTGTTAACTTAAATAATGTATCTCATAATGTAGTAGAAATGCATTGGGATGCAGATGATTTAGTTGGTACTGTAGAAGTATTAGGTACACCGGCTGGTAACATTCTTAAAGAACTTTTTAAGGCAGGTATTAAATTAGGTATCTCATCTAGAGGATTAGGATCAGTTAAAAACTTAGGAGAAGGATCAGTACAAGTACAAGACGATTTTGAATTAATTGCATTTGATTTTGTATCTAATCCATCAACCCACGGAGCATTTTTAAAGCCAGTAAATGAATCTAAACAATCTGGTTTAATTTCGCAAGAAAACAAATACATTCAAATCAATAAACTTATTACAGATATTTTAACAGACATAAATTAATATGAAAGACTTAAAACAATTTATATTAGCCGAAGTTAAGAGAGCATTAGCAGAGGCAGTACCAGGCGAATTTGAAGCACCTTCAGAACAAATAATGAATGGCGCATTAAAAACATTTAAACAACAAACAGGTATTATTATTCCTACTGGTCCATTACCTACCGGTAGAAAAGGAAGAGGCTATATAGAATATGAATATGATTTCTCAAAAGAAATTAAAACATCTGTAATGAGAAGTATGTTCAAATCTTTAACTTTGTCTGTAACAGTATATCCATTAAGTGACGAAATTGGAGGATATTCATTTAAATTCCAATGGAGTTATACACATCCATCAGGAGGTTCAAATGGATTAACAATCGGAACAATGTTCTTTACTCAAGGTAAATACCAATTTAGAAACTATTAATGCCATACTCAGTACGAAAACAAGGAAACAAATATTGCGTCTTCAAAAAAGAAGATGGCAGTAAAGTTGGATGTACTGATGGTAACAAGGAATCATTAAGAAAATATTTAGGCGCATTACATATGCATGAAACTAATTCTATGAAATTATTAAATTTAGTAAAAGAAAATATCAGTGGAATGGATGGTATGTCCACTGAACAGAAAAAAGCTTTTTTAGAAGCAGTGTATAAATTTGCAGAACATGCCAATGGTATATATCGTCAACATTCTTTAAAAGAAACAGCCGATGCATTAAATCATATGATTGAAGCTGCAAATCATTTAACATTATCAGAGACCGAAGATTGGTTTGATAAAGTTACTGTGTCTAGACACATGAAGCAATTAAGCGAAGCTCAAAAAATATTTGATAAGACCGCCGCGGAAATGTCAACATTACAACAACGATTAGAATCTGCATATGAAGACATTGGAGGTGTATTAGGTAAGTATTATGATATTGGAGGAATGGTAAATGAAGCTTCTGAGTCAGGACCCGATTATCAACAATTCTTTAAAAAGGCTTTAAAGAAATTTAAAGTATCCGGCCCAGAAGATTTAGAATCTGATAAAACAAAGAAAAAATTCTTTAACTATGTAGATGCTAATTATTCTTCGGAAAAAGAAAGACAGGCATCTGCAGCACCTAAGCCTAAAGAAAAAGAAGAGCCTAAAGAAAAGGAAGAAGTTAAAGAAAGTACATATGCTTTTGGTAATCCTGCATTAGAAGGTTCGGCTAGAAAAAAAGTATGGAATATGATTATGAAATATTCTAGCAACATGCCTAAACTTAAAAAATTAGCAGCAATGGCAGATTCAGTTGCAGGTACAAAAACACCTATAGTTGATGCAGATGATGTACATGAATTAATAGATGATTTAACTGGTACACAATTTGAAATGTTTTACAATTCATTGCAACGGGTATAATATGAAACTTATAAGTTTAACTCCTCTTAATAGTAGAATGGCATATCAAGTATTTGAGTCATTAGCTATTGCAGATAAAAACGTACTTAAAGAAGCAAGT